GTTTGTCTTGGAGTTTCTTCTCGTGGTGTTGGATCACTTCAAATGACTAATGAAGGTCATAAAATTGTTGGTAAAGACTTTATGCTCGCAACTGCTGCTGATATTGTGGCAGATCCTTCTGCTCCAGATGCTTTTGTACAGGGAATATTTGAAGGAAAAGAATGGGTATATGAGGGTGGAGTACTGAGAGAAAAATTAGTAGAAACTACAAAACGTAGAATTAATACTCTTGTAGATGAAAAAACTCTACAAGAGCATAAGGTTCAATTGTTCCAAGATTTCTTAGGAAATCTATAAATTATAAATAAATATAGATTATAATACAAGATCTAAAAAAATGTCCGTTGGTAGAAATTTACAAGAAATGGAAAACGTAGTAACCAAAGGAGCCTCACCTGCCGAAACTCCTTCAAAGAGTGCAACTCCTATTTTAACTCCAGGTCAAACTGGTTCTTGGGAAGATTTGGGTGGTCCAACTCCAGAAAATTATCGTCCCGATGACGATTCTTCAAAACTCAAGGATCCTGCCACAACTCTTGCACAAGTTAGAGATGTTGTAAATGCCAAGGCATCTGCAGCAGATTCTATGAAAGGTGTTAAGGAAGAGACTGAAGAGGATGAAGATCTTGTCGATGAAGAAGATGATGAAGAAGATGTAGTATCGGAAGGATCTCACAAAGAACAAGGTTCAAAGTCAAAGAACCGTAAAAATTCTTCTGAAGAAAAAGACGACGAAGACGACGAAGACGACGAAGACGAAGATGAAATGAAGGAAGAGTTTGACATCGAAGAAGATGTCAATGCTCTCCTTGCTGGTGAAGATCTCTCAGAAGAATTCCAAGAAAAGGCAAGAACAATTTTTGAGGCAGCAATCCGTTCTAAGGTTGTTGAAATCAAAGAAGAACTTCAAGAAACTTATGAAAATGCACTCATTGAAGAAATTGAAGTAATCAAAGAAGGTCTTGTTGATCGTGTCGATGCATACCTTGAGTATGTTGCTGATGAGTGGGTTTCTGAAAACGCACTTGCAGTTGAGCACGGTCTCAAAACTGAAATGACCGAATCATTCCTCCAAGGAATGAGAGGTCTTTTTGAAGATCATTATGTTTCAATCCCTGAAGATAGATATGATGTAATCGAGAGTATGGTAGATAAACTTGATGAAATGGAAGGAAAACTCAACGAGCAAATTCAAAGAAATGTTGCTCTGAACAGAAGATTAGCAGAGTCGGTTGCCGATGTAATTTTTGCAGATGTCGCTGAGGGTCTTGCACTTTCTCAGAAGGACAAACTCGCTTCTCTTGCCGAAAATGTTGAGTTTGATAGTGAAGCAAACTATCGCGAGAAACTGGTAACTCTGAGGGAATCTTATTTCCCAACATATACTAGTGCTCAAAGAGATGACTCTGAAACCTTATCCGAAAGTACTGATGTCCAGTCCCAACAACCACAAGTTGATGGAAGAATGGCAACATACCTTCAGACTCTGGGAAGAGTCGCTAAACTGTGATTTTTAAATAATAAACAATCAAACAAAAACTTTTAACAAGGTAAAACAAATGCAAATGTTCAACGCAGAATATTTGCAGGAGAAGTGGGCACCAATTCTGGATTATTCCGGAATGGATCAGATCAAAGATGCACATCGCAGATCTGTAACCGCTATCCTGCTAGAAAACCAAGAGAGAGAACTCCGCGAAGAGCGTGACTTCCTCTACGAATCTCCAACCAACTCTGGCAATGCTGCTGGTGCTTCCGGTGGATTTGGTGGCAGTGCTCAAGGATTTAATGCTGGACCTACAGCTGGTTTCGACCCCGTTCTGATTTCGTTAATCAGACGCTCGATGCCTAATCTGATTGCTTATGACCTGTGTGGCGTTCAACCAATGAACGGTCCTACCGGACTCATCTTTGCGATGCGTTCACGTTACACCAGTCAGTCTGGAACTGAAGCATTCTTTGACGAAGCAGACACAAGATTCTCTGCTCAGAGTGCTACCAACAACCTTGTATCAGGTAACGTCGGTTTCGGTACTACTGCTGCTCAGTCAGGAACCAACCCAAGCGTTCTGAACGATACTCCAACCGCAGGAACCTACAACGTTTCCACCGGTATGAATACTGGCGATTCAGAAGCACTTGGTGATGGCAATGCATTCAACGAAATGGCATTCTCAATCGAGAAAGTCACTGTTACTGCTAAGTCCCGTGCTCTGAAAGCTGAGTATTCACTTGAGCTCGCTCAAGACCTCAAGGCAATTCATGGTCTGAATGCTGAAGCAGAATTGGCAAACATTCTCTCAACTGAGATTCTTGCCGAAATCAACCGCGAAGTTATCAGAACCGTATACAAGATTGCTAAGCCTGGTGCTCAAGCAAACACTGCTACTGCTGGTACTTTTGACCTTGACGTTGACTCCAACGGTCGTTGGTCGGTTGAGAAGTTCAAGGGTCTTATCTTCCAAATCGAGCGCGATGCTAACGCTATCGCCCAGCAAACTCGTAGAGGAAAGGGTAACATGATTCTTTGCTCCGCAGACGTTGCTTCGGCACTTGCGATGGCAGGAGTTCTTGATTACACCCCAGCACTCAACGCAAACCTGAATGTTGATGACACCGGCAATACCTTTGCTGGCGTTCTTCAAGGTAAGTATAAGGTTTATATTGACCCATATTCGGCAAACGTTGCTCCTAATCAGTTCTACGTTGTTGGTTATAAGGGTTCTTCACCTTATGACGCAGGTCTATTCTACTGCCCTTATGTTCCTCTCCAAATGGTTCGTGCCGTTGGTGAGAACACCTTCCAACCAAAAATCGGATTTAAGACCCGCTACGGCATGGTCGCCAATCCATTCGCTGAAGGTACAACCGTGGGTCAGGGTGCTCTTAATAACAACCTCAACGCTTATTACAGGAGAGTCAAAGTTGCAAATCTCATGTAAGGTTATAAACCTAATGTGATTACTAGTATAAATAAGAGAGTCTTACGACTCTCTTTTTTTATGCAACATTTTATATACAAGACCACACATATTTCTGGAAAATATTATATCGGAAGGCACTCAACTAAAAATATAAATGATGGATATTTGGGCAGTGGAAGATGGGTGAAATCAATAAAAGAAAAATCAAATCTTTCGAGAGAAATACTTGAATATTGTAATAATGATAAAGAACTAATAGAAAAAGAAACTCTTTTAATAGAACAAAATATATCAAATTCTTTATGTATGAACTGGAACGATAAAGGTGTCGGTTGGTCGTCAAGGTTTAATCCATCCAAACTAAATCCAAGTAGATTTGCTGGAGATAAAAATCCAATGAAAAATGAAGAAGTTAGAAATAAAGTAAGTGAGTCTGTAAAAAAAGGATATGCCGAAGGAAGAATTCATCCCCTACTAGGCAAAAAACATACTGAAGAATCTAAAGAAAAAAATAGACAAAAGCATCTTGGTAAAAAACTTTCACCAGAAACTATTGAAAAAATAAGAAATGCCAATATAGGAAAAGAACAAACAGACTACCAAAAGCAAAAAGCAAGAGAGGCAAATGAAAAAACTTGGAAAATAATCACACCAGAGGGAGAAGAAGTCATTATAACAAATCTACGCCAATATTCCTTAGAAAGAGGTTTAGACCCAGGAAATATGATGCATGTGGCAAGAGGAAGGCAAAAGCAACATAAGGGTTATAAAGTATCTAAAGTAACTTAATATACAAATCACTCTAAATAAAAATAAAAATGCCTTGCTCCTTCCCCAACCAAATTGATAATAGAAACTTTCTATCACCAGTTGGGTTTAAGTTTTCATTAGCAAAAGAACCTAAAGTTGCCTTTTTCTGCAATACGGCAAGAATACCAGAAATTACATTATCTCTCAACATCCAACCATCATACCTAAAAGATATTGATGTTCCTGGTGATAAAATTACCTATGGTGATTTATCTCTAAGATTTTTGGTTGATGAGAACATGGAGAACTATATGGCAGTTCATAATTGGTTGACTGGTCTTGGATTTCCGGAAACAACACAGCAATATAAAGATTTAATAACTATAGTAAACGACACAACACAAGTACAAGACCCCAAAAGAGCATTTAGTGATGGAAGTCTTTATATTCTGAATAGTAACTATAACACAACTGCCGTAGTAAAATTCAAGGATTTATTTCCAGTATCATTAAGTTCTCTTGAGTTTGATGCCACACAAACCGACATTCAGTACTTTACAGCAGACGTATCTTTCAAGTATACTGTGTATAATATCCTTGATAATAATAATCAACCCTTATGAACCTCAGTCTAGATGAAATTCAGGAAATGTGGCAAAGAGATTCTGTCATAGACCCTGATAACTTACACGATGAATCTTTAAAAATACCTCAACTCCACTCCAAATATTATACCTTATATAATACCATCACTCTTCTTCGTGAAAAGGCAAGAGAAACACATAATAGAGTTAGGTTGGAACGCTATAACTACTACACGGGAAAGGCAACAGCAGAGGTCTATGCCGAAGAACCATTTCCGTATAAGGTAAGAGAAAAGGACGCCATACAGAGGCATATGGACGCTGATGAGAGACTGTCTAAGATTGATTTAAAGATTAGATATTATGATGTTATGCTTAAGTTTCTTGAAGAAGTCATTAAGATGATTACCAATCGCAATTACTCCATCAAGAACGCTATAGACTGGCACAAGTTTACGGCAGGGTATAACTAAATAAAAATAAAATGAAAACTTACCCACCTTTTTATGTGTATTATTTTGTATAAATAGGAGTATGAGTGGATATTTTAAATGGCATATATTTACAAAATAACCAATTTAAAAAATAATAAAATTTACATTGGTTTTACAATAAATGAAATTGAAGTAAGGTTAAGGAATCATATAAGAGCATCAAGACAAAATAAAGAAAGACATACATATCTCCATTCGGCAATTAGAAAGTATGGTGAAAAATTTTTTATAGTTGAAGAAATAGAGAGTGGTGATGATAAAAAACTTTTAAATGAAAGAGAAAAATATTGGATTGATTATTTTAAACCAGATTATAACCTAACAAAAGGTGGAGATGGTTGTTTAGGTTATAAGCATTTGGAGGGGACAAAGTTAAAAATAACTGGGTGCCCAAAAGGAGCAAAACAAACTTTGAGTGAAGAACAAAGAGATATTCTTTCCAATAGAGCAAAAATGATGAATGAGAAGAAGGGAAAGGGATATAAATTAAATGTTAGTGAAGAAGAGAGACAAAGAAGGAGAGAAAATATGATTAGAATTAATAAAGAAAGAAAAGGTCAAAATACAACTTTAAATAAAAAAAGAGATGATAAGGGTCGGTTTTTATCGAAATAAATATCTATAACTGAAATTTTGTAAATGGTCAATTTGGTCATAGAAAAAAAGAATGAAGTATATTTACATATTACTGCAGAACCTCATATTTATTATGAATTAAAGGACTCTTTTCAATTTGAAGTTCCTAATGCAAAATTTTCTCCTGCATATAAAAATAAATGGTGGGATGGTCGTATATATTTGTTTAATGTAGACACAAGAGAAATTTATATTGGACTCTTAGATAGAGTGATTCAGTTCTGTAAAGACCACGATTATACTTATGAATTTGTGAATAATAAGTTTTATGGACTCCCCTTTGAGATAAATGAAAATATTTCAAAAGAAGGTGTAAAGGATTATTTAAATTCTATTTGCTCCCATATTCCACGCGATTACCAAATTGAGGGAGTATACGACGCTTTAAAATATAATCGTAAATTATTGATATCTCCAACTGCTTCTGGAAAGTCTTTGATGATATATGGTATTGTGAGATATTATGTTGAGAAAGAACAAAATATTCTCGTAGTTGTTCCAACGACTTCCCTTGTAGAACAAATGTATAAAGATTTTGCAAGTTATGGGTTTGATGTTGGTTCATACTGCCACAAGATATACGCTGGTAAGGAAAGAGAAACTGATTCCCAAGTTATTATTACCACCTGGCAGTCTATTTACAAACTTCCCAAGCAGTATTTTTCCAGATTTAATGTAGTCGTAGGAGATGAGGCACACCAATTTAAATCCAAGTCATTAATATCTATAATGACGAAACTTTGTGATGCAAAATATCGTTTTGGATTCACCGGAACACTGGATGGGTCTCAAACTCATAAGTGGGTTTTGGAAGGTTTATTTGGACCTTCATATAAGATTATCAAGACGGATGAACTGATGCAGAAAGGTCATCTTGCTAAATTAGATATTAAAGTTCTACTACTGAAGCATCCTCCTCACAGATTTGAAGTATTTGAGGATGAGGTTCAGTATATTATTACTCATCAAAAAAGAAATAACTTTATTAAAAATCTTGCTCTTGACTTGAAGGGAAATACTCTTGTTCTTTTTGCCAGAGTAGAGGGTCACGGGCAACCACTTTACGAACTCATAAATAATAGCAAAACTGACAATAGACACGTATTCTTTGTTCATGGAGGGGTTGCTACTGAAGAACGAGAATTAGTTAGGGAAATTACCGAAAGAGAGAATAATGCAATCATCGTTGCTTCCTACGGCACTTTTTCTACTGGTGTCAATATCAGAAATCTTCATAATGTTATATTTGCTTCTCCTAGTAAATCAAGAATAAGAAATCTCCAATCAATCGGAAGAGTCTTAAGAAAAGGAGATAATAAAGTAAGAGCAACTTTATATGATATTGCTGATGATATTAGTTACAAGTCAAGAAAGAATTATACACTTAATCACTTAATTGAAAGAATTAAGATTTATGCAGAAGAAAACTTTAATTACGATATTGTAAACATACCACTTAAAGATTAATATGGGAGAAGAGTTCTATTGTATTTTAAAATTAGTATCAAGTGAAGAGATTCTATCACTTATTATGATAGATGAGAATGATGGTGATCCAATTATTATTCTACAAAATCCAGTACTTATGAAACCTGTAACAACCTCTACCGGTGATTCTTATGTGAAGATTAAGACTTGGATAGAAATGTCAAGTGATGATATGTACTTAATTAAACTTGATAAAGTCATTACGATGACTGAAACACAAGACGTTAAATTAATTCAGTTATATGAACATTATATAAGTGATGGTTCAATAGAAGTTTATAAACCAGCTGGAGAAGTCAAACCTTCATCAACTATGGGTTATGTATCTTCGGTAGAGGAAGCAAGAAAGAATTTGGAGAATCTCTATAAAGATAATAAAGAAAGCTAAGACTTATCTTCAACGGGGACAAACCTAGTCTATACGGTTTTTCAATACTTGTCAAGCCCTTGCGGTATGTGCTATAATGATAACAACTTATACTAAAAGTTCGATGCTATGCCTAAAAAGAAATCAGAACATTATGTAAACAATAAAGAGTTATTAGAATCTCTTATTGTTTATAGATCTAAAGTAGATAAGGCAGCACAGAAGTACTTTGAGAAGTATGATAAGTATCCTCCTAAGTCTGGTGCTTGGGAAGGAAAACCTAGAATTCCAGATTATATTGGAGAATGCTTCTTGAAGATTGCCACTCACCTTTCATATAAACCCAATTTTGTAAATTATATGTTCCGTGAGGATATGTGCTCCGATGGAATAGAGAATTGTGTTCAGTACATTCACAATTTCAATCCAGAAAGGTCTCAGAATCCTTTTGCTTATTTCACTCAGATTATTCACTATGCCTTTTTGAGAAGAATTCAGAAAGAAAAGAAGCAACTGGAAATCAAGACAAAAATTATTGAAAGAACCGGTTATGATGAGGTTATGACAATTGATGACGGAGTGCTTTCTGGGAACAATAGTGAATACAACAGTATGAAAGACGCCATCCAGTACAGAAACGGAAACCGATGACCTTTTCTAACTCCAAAGTATTATAAATAACTATACACTTTGGAGTTAGAAATACTTATGACTAAACCAAAATATACCCCCGAAGAAAGGAAACGGATAATGGGGGAAAATTTAAAAAGAAATAAAGAAAAGGCAAAGGAACGAGGATATACTCAAAAAAGTGCTGCTCGTGAAAATTCAATAAAAGAAGGTAAGAAAACTTATGAGGGTTCTACTGCCTGTAAACAATGTGGTAGTTATGAGAAGTATGTCTCTACTTGGGGTTGTGCTCCTTGTGCTATTAAAAGGGGACTTGAAAAACTGAATAATGAAGAGTTGATGAAACCTTATAGAACAAAAGAAAAGCAAAATAATAGCACATATAGGTATAGAGCAAAGAAGTTTGGTGAGGCACCAATCCTAACACCAGAAGAACATCAACGTATCTTGCTTATCTACCAAGAATGTGCTAAGATAACGGAAGAAACTGGGGTCCCCCATCATGTAGACCATATTTATCCAATTTCAAGAGGGGGTAAGCATCACCCAGATAATTTGCAAATTTTGACTGCTACTGAAAACATCCGCAAAGGAAACAAATTATTATGAAAATTTGCGTAATTTCTGATACCCATTGGGGCGCAAAAAAAGGTTCTAAGCATCTTCACGATTACTTTGAACTCTTCTATAAGAGTGTCTTCTTCCCTGCCCTTGAAGAACACGGGGTAGAAACAGTCATTCATATGGGAGATGCCTTTGATAGTCGTAAGTCAATTGATTATCAAAGTCTGGAATGGGCAAAGAGAGTTGTATTTGACCCCCTCAAGAAGTATGATGTTCATATGATTGTTGGTAATCACGATTGTTACTACAAAAATACCAATAATGTAAATTCCCCTGCCCTACTCCTCAAGGATTACTCAAACATAAAGACTTATAGTTCCCCAACGAATACGAAGGATTGTGGAATTGATATGACTTTTATTCCTTGGATTTGTAGTGAAAACTATGATGAAACTATAAAAATTATTCAGAAGTCAAAGG